ATTTAACTATTGACTGTTATTAAAATAATACTATGAATAACGTTAAAGTATCAGAAAAAGAATTTAAAGCATATCTACAGGTTCAACAATCTGGAGTATATAATATGCTAGATAATGAGGCAATAAAAGCCACAGGATTATCTAAAGCTCAGTATATGGATATATTACTGAACTATAAAAAATATTATGAACAATTTAAAATAGAAGAAAATGCCTAATCATTGTAGTAACTGGTTTTATGTACAAACTAGTGATAGTATAGAATGTAAAAAACAGTTTAAAGATTTTATAAAAAAATCTGTAATTCTTAAAGAGGAAAAAGATAATATAAGCTTATCTAAAAAACATGATAACTTTCATGGTTCTTTATACACTTTTACTTTTGATGGAGGAGTACCAATGCCTAAAGAATTAGATGTACGTAAAGGATATCCACCTACAGAAGAAGAAAAAAAACAATTGAAATCTAATATTGAAAAATATGGATATGAAACTTGGTATGAATGGAGATTAGTTAATTGGGGAACCAAATGGGATGCGTACGATTATTATATAAACGAAGTAAATGATACCTATTTTGAAGTATCATTTGATACTGCATGGTCGCCTCCAACTGCTTATTACTTAGCATTAAGTAAGAAATATCCATTGTTACGTATAGAAGTAGAATACTCTGAATCAGGTATGGACTTTGCAGGAAGACAAAGTTATTTTGATGGAGAACTTGTAGATGAAGTAGAAATGAGCTGTAGTAAATATGAGTTTATAGAAGACCCAACATCATGGTGGGATCGTTTTTACGACTACGCCCAAGAGGGATTGTACGGAACACTTGAGGATTTTAAAGATCATTATTCAGATCTATGGGAAGTAATGAAAAAAGGAGATAGATTAAATATTAAAACAACTCTAGAAAAATATGAAAATGAAGAAGCCAATAGCTAGTCCTGATACGGACACATCTTTTGTATACGAGGGTAAGATTAAAGTTTATACCTATTATGGCGGAGAAGCGCCTAATAGGGTAAACTACTGCGACAATTTGATTCAAGCATACCATGAACAAGAGGGAGCTGAACATTATGAAGCAGAGATTATGAATGTAGAAATCGCAACAAAAATGCTTAAAGGCATGTTAGAATGGAGCGATAGAATAGGTTCTGATGAAATAACAGAAATCAGAACTATTATTAATTTATTAAATAAAGTATACTTATGACAGTTAAAGACCTGAGAGATTTTTTTCGTACTCTCTCCTCCGATGTTGAAATTATTGTTTCTCAAGATCCTGAAGGTAATGGATATAACCATGTTGATTACGATGTTGGGAGGCATAAACTTAAAAGTGGTAAAACCGCTATAGTTCTATACCCTGTAGATAGAGGAGTATTACCAGAAGAACTTTTTGATTTAGACTAAAACAATTAATTATGTGGTTTAAAGATTTATTTGAAGCCTATGATAGTTCTTACACAGCTTATGACGAGCTAAAGGCTATCAATGGCGAATTACAGTTTGTAAAATCACTTACTAGTGATAGTAACATGCCAGAGGCTGTAATCTTTCCAAGTGACGTAAAAACACTTGAAAGCGTATGTTACATTAAAATTATAAATGCAAATAAAGCATTGCACAAAGACTTGTATCAAAAGCTTATGGACTTATGCACGAGGTTTGTAAACAACTTTCCAAATCTTACGGATGATAAATTCGCTGATGAACTGTCTATTATTCAATCTAATCATTATTCAAATATCTAAAGATGGGTTTTTTACATGTAGTAAGAATTGCTGTTGCTTACAAACTTGTTAGTATTATCGGCACAGAAGTACATAGATACATCAAACAAAAAGTCTATGCTAAACAGACTAGAAACAATTCTAAAAATCGTTGGGATTATTACTTAGAAAACGAATTGCTTAAAAAGTATTCTAAGTATCTAAAGTCTTTTGGTGATATTAAGCTAGTTCCAGACTTTGCCGTTTCAGGTTCTATTGCTAACATTCCTAGACACGTTAAAATTAAAGTGTACAAGGATGACAAAGTAATAGCAACTATTGATTGTGAAAACAAACCAGTAATCAAAAAGATGTTTGATAGTCATTATATTGATACTGAAATTGTTAAATTTAAAGTAGTAACAAAAAATGAAGATATTGGAAAAGCAAACGGAAACCCTATGGAATCAACCAATGAACGTAATAACGGAGAGGTTGAAGGAGATCCATCGGTCTTACAGAGAGTCAGCAGCATTATTGGGATGTCTAAAAGATTCTAATGAAGACAGCGTGTACTTTGAACTGCTTACGGAAGAACATCTAAAAGCTAGTGAAGCATTTAAAAATCTAGTTATCTCTATTGCAGAGCTAGATAACTTACTTGAAAACAACTACGAAAGTAAAATACACTTGAATTGATTAGCAAAGAAACTGTACTAAACAAAGTACAAGAGCTAGACATATTTCAGTATTATATTGACGAGCCTATCAGGATTAACAAACCTATTAAATCACCACTAAGGAACGAAAAGAACCCTAGTTTTGTGATATACAAGAATGATAGGCATCAGGTTGTATTCAAAGACTTTGCTGGTATACAGGGTTCATGTTTTGATTTTGTAATGGAAATGTACGGTCTTTCATTTAGAGAGGCTGTACTTAAAATTGCTGCGGACTTTAATATACAAGACGAGCAATCTACTCTTCCTACTCAGAATTACTTTAAGCCAAGTTATATTAGTAAACCAAAAAAGACTTTTGTAGAAGAAAAAAGCGATACACACGCTAAATACTTTAGTATTGTAGAAAGAGATTGGGAGGTAATGGATAAACGATTTTGGAGCCAGTTTGGAATCAATCGTAAGACTCTAGAACTATACAATGTTAAGCCTATATCTAAAGTAATCAATCATGTCAAAAATTATGAAATAGATGACAGTAGGTGCAGTATTATGTATGCTTACGATTATGGAAACGATAGATATAAAATCTACCGACCATTTCTCAAAAGCGGTAAAAAATACTTTGGCAATACCAAGAGAGAAAATATCTTCGGTATGGCACAGCTTGAAGATCCAGATATCAAAACAAGGGAAGTAATTCTTTTGTGCGCTGGACAGAAAGATGTTATGTCATTGTATAACAATACAGCATTTATAGGTATTGCTCTTAACTCAGAAACATCAGCATTAACTACAGAACAATACAATAGTATACGTTCTAAATGCAATCATTTGATTACATGCTATGACAATGATGATACTGGTAGAGCAAGGTCTGTAAAACTGTATGAAGAATATGGAATACCATACATTGATCTTAGGGAGATAACTAAAGCTAATGACATTGCCGAATACTTTCAACAAGGTGGTGCATATCAGCTACTTCATAAATTAGTGTTTTTTCATATTAACTGATTTTTTATTATATTTGTTACATATGATATACGAAATCAAAATTAAAGATCTTAAGAGAAGAATTGTTATGAAACTCATAAGAGAAGGTGTTGTAAAAGCATCAGAGGCAATTGATCCTGAAAAGGTTGTTGCCGCTTGGTACGTTACAGATCCTTATCAGCAGAGTTCTTCTATAGATCTAGTATATTAGACTAAATATGGTTATCCACATTTAGTATGTTGGTATCATGCTTTGATAGCGACACAGAATATTTTTATCTTTACTTTTTAATAATTATTAAATGAATTGAAATGGATTCAAGAAGAAATGAAATCATTATTGGACAATCTGTAAACCTAGCAAACGCTGCTTGTTTGAACTCTGAAACTTACAAGAAAGCTGTTAGTGTTGAAGAGAAAAAAGAAATCATGTTAAAAGCTATTGATTTCTATTATGATGTTATTATTGCTGCTAACGAAAACCACAAGGTTGAAGACACAGGCTACAAAAAGCCATACAACAACGGTGGTTATAAGAAACAGTATAACAACAATGGATACAATAAAAGCAATGCTAACTACGCTCCTAGCGATCCTAATGCAACAGCTAGTGCTGGACAAGTAAAGTGGGTTAAGGATATCATACAAAAGAATCCTAACGTACCTATGACAGAAGCACAGGAAGTTAGTCAAGCTATTGATGGAAATACTTTGTTAAAATCATCTGCTACGCAGTTCATTAACAAGTATAAATAATCTTTTAGTCATTTAGCCATGACTGTTCAGTAAAAAGGGGAGAAGGAGCATTTAAAGTTTCTACCTCAAGCTATCCATCTTTCTCCCTTTTTTACTTTTTACTTTTAAAATCTTTAAAATGAGCCTAAACCTTATTGATAGTGCCTATAGCAATGCTAACAATCTTGTCATTGAAAAGCGTGTATTAGGCAGTATGCTGAAAAGCTATGAATTATATACACAGTACAAAGACAAGCTACAAACTGAATATTTCTTTGACGAGAAGAATAAGGCTATATCTAAAATACTTACTGAAAATAACTTTAAAAGCTTAGACAAAGACGTAGTCTTAGATAAGCTATCAAGCTTTGAGATATTCAAGCTGTTGGATATACAGAAGGTAAATGATTACCTTGTAGGTCTATTAGATCATGGAGTAAATATTGACAAAGGATTAGAAGAACAGATTAAAGTTTTGCACGAACATCACGTTAGACGCAAACTACTTCTTCTAACTCAGGAAATATTTATGAATGTTGTAAACAAAAAAGATCTAAATGAATTATCAGAAAAAGCACGTAAATCAATCTTGGATATATTTGAAAATAATGCAAGTAGTAAATCCGCTTATGATTTGCTTTTGGATTTTCATAACAGTTTTAATAGTGATAAAAAAGTCATTAGAACAAAAATAAATGCATTAGATAATATCATTTATGGTTTTGATCCACAGACTATTACCATTGTTGCAGGCAGACCTTCTATGGGCAAAACTGCACTTGGTCTTAACTTACTACTAAATATATCAAAACAAGGCTTTAGAGTCCCTTTCTTTAGTTTAGAGATGTCTTTTAATCAACTGGTAACAAGACTACTAGCAATTGATAATAATGTTAATATATCTAACTTTAGAGAAGAAGGGTACTATTATAGTAAACAGAAGGACTTTGCCGATACTTTTGCTTTGATACGTGATGAATACATAATCATTGACGACACATCTAACAAGCTTAATGATATTATAGCAAAGATTAAATATCTAAAGACTAAGCACGATATTGATGTTGTTATCGTTGATTATTTGCAATTGATAAGATATCAAAACAATAGTCGTAGTCGTGAACAGGAGGTTGCATACATATCTTCTGTAATGAAAAATGAGATTGCTAAAGAACTGAACATACCAGTTATTATGCTTGCTCAGTTATCACGACAAGCTGAAAGTCGCAAAGCTTCTAGACCTCAGATGTCTGACTTACGTGAATCAGGTAGTATTGAGAATGATGCAGATAACATTATTCTTATACATAGACCTGACTATTACGACCATAACACAATGAATGAGCCTGAACAAGAGGCAGAGCTTATTGTAGCTAAAGGTAGAAATACTGGTACTGGTATTGGCAGAACTATGTTTAACCTACCTACTAATCAATTTAAAGAATACGAAGAAAAAAGTAACTATAACAATTTATATTATGGCACAGGAAATGATTATACCGATCCGTTTTAGTGGTAGAAAAATAGTACCATACAATAGAGAGGTATGGGAAGCTACACTTGCTAGGTTTGAAGATAAGAACGCTCTTATAACAGTAAAAGAATATCACAATCATCGCAGTCTAAAACAAAATGCTTTTTATTGGGGATTTATTATTCCTTTAATTAAGGAGTTTTTAGATGAATATATAGGAGAGCCTATAACTAAAGATGATATACATTCTTATAATTTAAAGCAAATACTTGGTGATGACTTTATGGTAAAGGAGGTTTTATCTGTGCCGATTATTTCTCGCTCAGAAGGTAAGACTCCTAGCAAGATGAACTCCAAAGAATTTGGTATCTTTATAGCTAGTGTCCAAAAAATGTGGGCAGAATATGGTTTGTATATACCAGACCGAGATTCATATTATGGGAACCTAATTTAGATTAATGATAATGGAATACTTTTCTAACTTAACTGAAACTGAATTAACAGAATTTATAAAGAGATATGAGGAAACTCTATACTCTAACAGTACTGACTTTGACTTTAATGGATATAAGGTTACTACTACTTTTGCATCTTATATACTTAAATATTATGATTACTAGTATTAATTCATTGATAGACGCTATTGGAGATAGACCTACCAGTATACTTTGTGTATCTGGAGGCACAGCCATTAGAATGTATTTAAAATATGAAGATGATGCTTTTCATATATATAATAAGATAGATGAAGTATGGGATACTTATACATTATCAGAATTTATTTCTAAAAATAAACTTTTAATCAAATGCATGGAGAAAGGAACCTTGATGAGGGAATAATACATCCCTATGTTTGGGTAGGTTTATCAGACAACAAACCACCTAGAAGGATATTATTGCATGATACCTTTGATAAAATATGTGAACTTATAAATTCTCATTTTTCTTTTATTGATACTCACTTATTAGTTAGAAGCAGAAAGAAAGAATATATACAAGCCAGGCAAATGCTTTACGGCATACTTAGAGAACACTATAATGCTCCTTATATGTATATAGGAAAGAAATGCAATCTTGATCATTCTACTATAGTGCATGCTTATCAAGCGCATGAGAATGATTTATTTACAGATGCTGTATATAAAAACACTTACAATTTTTTAAAATCAAAACATTTAGAAAACCATGAAAATTACTAATGACAATTATTACTCAGACACAACACACTTAACAAACTCTATGTTAGGGTATATAAAAGAATCTCCTTTACATTTGGAGTTCTATCTAAAAGGCAAACTAACTAAGTCTACTGATTCATTGTCATTTGGTAATTACTATGATGAGTATTTATTAGAGCCTGATGTTTTTGCCGACAAATATGCCATTATGCCAGCAGGTATGCGTAGAGGCACTAAAGCCTACAAAGAATGGCTACAAGACAACAAAGACAAAGAGTCTATACGTTATAACGATTTCTTGACAATTAAGAATATGGCAGATAGCTTACAGAATTACCACGATATATATGAAATGCTTCGTATTGGTGAAAAACAAAAGATACTACAATGGGAGTATAAAGGTGTAAAGTGCAAAGGTAAGCTGGATAACTATATTCCTGGCGAAGCTATTGTTGATTTGAAGACAGCAAAAGAAGGTAGTATATCTTATTGGAAGCATGCCGTTAGATATCTTTATGACTATGACAGGCAAGCTGCATGGTACCAGTTTGGCGAAGGTCATCAGTTAGATTTCTTTTGGGTTGTACAAGAAAAGAAAGAACCTTATATTCCTATGTTGGTAAAAGCTACATCTGAAACATTGATGGAAGGTTATGAGAAATACAAAAGATTATTTGACTTGTATAAATCAACATTCATTGACAACAAGTTTAACTTTAAAGATTATGTTAACTACTATGAAGTCTAATAACGATCTAATAAAATACTATTTAAAAAAGTACAACAACAATGTTCATATTGTTCAAGACGTACTATTTGCTAATCATAAGATTACAATATCTATTAAGTCATTAACAAAAAGATTACCACGTTATGTTTATAATATCAGATCCAGGAGATGAACAAGAATTTATATTTAGTAATGAAAACGATAAGAAATGAAAGTTAAAAATAAAAGTAGAATCAAGATAAACTCTGAACTTGATAATATTAAAATTGTGTGGGGTAATGATTTTTATAATCTAGATCCATTACAAAAAGCTGACTTATTAAAAGATTTATTACATCTAGTAGAAGAAGAATATAATCTTGCTGTTACAGATTTTAATGAAGTATTACGAAAGATATCTAAGTCATGACTATACAAGAAGGTAAAGATTATTTAAGACAAAACTGGAGGGATGGTACAACCTGTCCTTGCTGTACGCAAGTAGTAAAGCTTTATCCTGTAAAACTAAACTCTAGCATGGTTAGGGTATTAGGAGAAATGGTAAGGCTATCTAAGTTTGAAAGATACGTACATTGTATTGAAGAACTTAAAACTGTTAATGGTGATTATGCTAAACTTAGGCATTGGGGATTAGTTGTCCCCATGCCTAAAGACAAAGCACCCGAAGGTAAAAAAGCTACAGGTTATTGGAAACCTACCGATCTAGCTAGGCAATTTATGTTTGAAGGTTTGAAGTTACCAGAAAAAGTTTTTATATTTAATAATACTCAATACAGGGTTCATGATCCTGAATTGCGTATGATAACGTTTAAGCAAGCAATGAATAACACATTTGATTATAATGATCTTATGCGTAATTTTATGTCTTATAGTGAACGTTCACAAACAAATTTGTTCCAATGAAAAATTTTATAAAATTCACAGAAATTGAAAGCAGCAAAGTATTACGTATTAATATTAACAACATTATTTGTTATAATACCGACTATTACAGCAGGATTGATAATGATGATGTTAGGGTATGCGAGTGCATACGTATTCAATTGGATACTAAAATACACTTACCAGAAAAAGAGGAAAAAGTTAAAAGCATATGTGTTCATGGATTGATACATGAATTTGACGCTTACTTTTGTAGTGTTAGATTAGAAGATAAAGAATCTAAAATAGATTTCCTTGAATCTCTAGTATGATGATATTAAATGTTATTCCAATACCAAAACCTAGAATGACTCAACGTGATCGTTGGTCTAAACGCCCTTGTGTTTTACGTTATTACAAGTATTGTGATGACTTACGTGAGGAGGCTTTTATAAATAAATATAATATTACTTCTACCTTATCTATGACTTTTGTTTTGCCGATGCCTAAATCTTGGTCTAAAAAAAAGAAACGTGAAATGGAACACCAACCACACACGCAAAGACCAGATCTAGATAATTTAATAAAAGCATTTCAAGATGCATTAGCAAAAGAAGACTCTTATGTGCATACATATAAAAATGTAAAAAAAGTATGGGGATATGAGGGAAAGATATATGTTATTCCGTATATTAGCAACTAGGTTCTTGTTCCTTCATCAGAACATTTGATTTTAAAAGTGAGTAAAAGGCAGTTTTTTAGCTGCCTTTTTCTTTACTTTAAATTACAAACCCAACACTTACCGTTAACTTCTACATTAAGTACATTTCCTCCGCATGATTTACACTCTATAAAGTTATCATGCTTTATAAGTTTATCTAAATTGCTCATTAATTCCTGATCAAACTCTTCAGAGTCTGTATGACTAAGCAATTTTTCTTGTATATGCTCATTTCCTTTCTTTTTCCGAACTCCCATATTTGATGGCATTTAAAACATAAAATATTTATATTGTCAGCATTGTACCTTAATGATGGATATGCTGCCTTTGTTAATATATGACTAAAATACACAGGATTATATTGATCTCCTAAATCTTCATAACAATTTTCACATATATGTGGTCTACTGTTCCAGATTGATTCAAAGAATCCTCTGTCTTTAGTTACTGTTTTTTTTCCTTTCTTACTACGTATAGGTATTACATAGCTTTTTTTAGGCTTAGAGTTTTGCCGCCAAATTTCAGAACGTTTTTTCTTATAGCAATACTGGCAAAGATTATTCTTCTTATTATATATATATGTAATGTTATTGCAACCACTACATTCTTTCTTTTCATAGTTCATTTCCTTCATCATTTAATAAAAAAGGGAATAGCAAAAGCAACCCCATGTCACTTTTACCATTTCCCAAACAGCTGATTATATTACTGTCTATCTTGGTTGCTCTCTCATTAAATCTTCAGAACAACATTCGCCACCCATAGCAGCTTTTTTGCTACTTTTTTTAAGGTAGCTTATCTTTCCGCCTTTAGGATATTTAGGAACCTTCATACCATATGCTGCTTTTTGCATAGAGTAATCATTCATGTCTTTTTTGCTTGATTTTTTTTTGCCGTACATTTTATACAAATTTTGGTGTTAACGATTTATTATTTATTATATCTACAATTTCCGAATAAATTTTGTCGGTAACAAACATTTTTTCATTTGTGAATATAGCGGCAGAAGTATTAGACTTATTATTATAGTATGGTCTTATATATACTATATGGTCTATATTTATAGCAATAGGATGCACTTCTCCATTTTTATCTACTATATCTACTTCTATTATCTTAGACACTTTCTAATACTTTAACAGGAGCTTCTTCTATAAGGTTATCAAGAATAAACCATAGTCTATTAAGTGCTATGTGACTACCGTTTATTTTTTTAGCCAAATCTTCAACATCCAAATTGATCGTATATAAATCTACACCAGATTCTAAAGAAACATATTCAGCAAATTCTTTATTTAAAGTATTGTCTTTACGTAACTTTACTATACCCTTTGCTTCATCTTCATACTGTATTTCACCTTTTTTGTTTTTAAGAGCATTACTTTCAATTAACTCTTTTTGTTTATCGGTAAAAAATTTAAAAACTGATTCTAGTTTTTTAGTATTTCTGAATAAAGCATAGCTTATATTTCCAGGTAAATCAATTTTCTCTTGTACTGATTGCTCGTTAAAAGATACAATAATATTGTATAAATCAACCGCTTCTCCAATAGTTAAACTTTTCATTTCAATTCATTTAGTTTGTTAATAATTATTTATTTTCTTCAGGTGTTTTATCTGCACTTGTAGATATTTCTTTAATATTAAAAGACGCAAGGTATCCAGCAGCAACTCCTAAAGTAGTTAATGCTAATCCAACATATAACTGTTGATCATCATTTGCTTCTAACCCATTATCTAATATAGTAAGACCAACAGTAATTAAAGAACCTCCACCAAACACGCTAAAAACACGCTTAGAAGATACTTTACCTTTATGATCTTTAACAACACTACTTGTTGCTTTTGCAATGCTAGGTAGTGCTTCTGCTAATAATTTTTTAAACATATCAAATTTTTTAACAAATATAAATATAATATTTTTTATCTAGCTCTACTAACATAGTATTTAACAGGTTTATTATCTTTCATAATAGACTTTTTATAATCAAATATTAACCAAAGCGCACCTTTGTTTTTGGGCGGATGTCCAGACTGTACTGCCCAGCCAAGCTTACCACCTTTATACTCATCTTTATAAGTGCTTGTATTTAATAATAAACACTCATCATGATATATTTTTCCTTGATCTGACAATCTAACTCTAGCATGAGGAATTACCATTTCTTGATGTGTATGTCCCATCCAATGTATATTTGCATCAGGCATAAAAGTAAGCCTTTGCATATGTTTATTAACACCTTTAGTCATTACTCCAGCACCACCAGATCCATGAAAATAACTCATAACATAAGAATGACGCATACCTTTATGACCATTTTTAGTTAAACAATAAAACATAAACCTTACAAACCCACCATAAAAGCCATTATAAACCTTATGCTTTGTCCTATAAGTAAGTAAACCACACAAACGTTCAGTAACATTAGTTTCATTGCGTTTAAGGATAGCTGTTTCGTGGTTACCCATACCTATAAAAATTATATTTTCTACATATGGTTCTAAAAACTCTGCCGCATCTTCTATTACATTGTCTAGGTAATTCATACCAAGATGTTTAGGATATAATTTTTTAGAATTACGAGGATCAGCACGACCTTCCATCATACAGAAAAAATCGCCATTAATAATTATGCCTGCTCCTATTCTTTTAGCTTCCTCTAAGTGTTCTTTAAATAATTTACGATCACAATCTGGGTTGTCAAAATGAACATCAGATACTAATAAATACTTTTGTTCAAAACCTAATTTTACTTGTTGTTCTATTTTAAAAACATTAGATGCTTTTTGCTCTAATAATATATTTGGAATCATTTGTTTCTATTTTTTTGAAATAGACTCATGTAATTCTAGCTTTAATTCTTTGAGTTCTTTTTTTAACTCTTGTACATCTCCTTGTAAATATTGTATTTTAAGATTCTGTTCAGCATCATCTGGTAAAGAACCTAATTCTCCCCGAGGCCACTTTACACGAAATTCATGGTTAAGCATAACATCGTCTTCCATACGCATAACCTGTATTTTTAATTGAGCTAATTCAGCTGTTAAACTAAACCATACACCAGCTAAAGTAACTAAGCCAAAAATAATACCTCCTAAAGTTTTAACGTCAAGACTAACTTTAGAACCTTCTTTTAAGTCTAAACCTGACATTAGTACTTACCTCTACGTGATTTAGGAGAACTTTTTGTACTTCCTCCTTTACCTGCCCATAAATTTTTGCATGCCCAATATCTAGCACTCATCTTGTCTGTAGCAGATCCACATTTATGTCTAGCACGAAATGATTTTCTTGCCGCAGCACTATAGTTATGTCCATAGCCAGTAGCTCCGAAATGTATAATTTTTTCTTTGCCATTAGCACACGCTTTAACGACCTTTTTCTTTTTAGGATTAGGTGATTTGCGTGGTTTATTACAAGGCATTTTAGATTTATCTAAAGCCATAATTTTTTATTTAAAGTCAATTTCCTCTAATAATGTGTAAGTAAAACTGTTACCCCATATAGAAGCAGCAGTTTTAAACATTTGCATTTCCAAGTCAAATAGAACAGGGTTAGGTTGTACTTGACAACCAGCACTCCATTTATCTACTTGTGTACTTGTAAAATCTTTTTTTGATGTTGCTCTGTGATGATTAATACCAAACAAACCAGTTTCCTCATCTCCTCTATCTAACACAAGATTTTTGTTTTTATCTCTATATACTGTTACAGGCTTTACCTGTTTAAGAGCTTCATATTTACCTTGATGTTTACCTAACTGCCACATACCTCTGTATTGTCCAGGTTTTAATATTGCCGTTCCATTTACATTTATAGGATTTTCACGCCAATAAACTCCAGGATCTGTAGTAATACTAAAAGCAAATTGATGCCATTGTCCACGATATTTCCAAAATATAACCATGTAATCGTTAAAAGTATTAGCAGTTTCATCTTCATTGCGAATACCAACGATATTTAAATTAAAGTTTTTAGAGTCATCAGAAAATACTACATAACTCTTTTTTTCCATTATATCTATAATATCATTAAGACTATACATCTTCTTTTCTCATTTTTATAAACCTACCCTTTTCATCTCTATCAATGCGAATAGATCCACGATTCATAATCATTATTTCATCACTCAACTTATTGATATCTTCTTTTATATCTCTACAAAAAATATCTAATTTTTCTGTTAGCTGTTGTATTTTTAAATTGTTAATGTGGGATACTTTGTCTATTAATTGATCAGACTTTTGTTCTGCAAGCTCTATTTTGCCTTTAAGCTTGCCCATATTTTCTTTATTGTTTTTAATATCAACCCACAATGAACGTAGAAAAAAGCTTACTACTCCTAGTAGGATTCCTATAATACTGAGTAATATGCTTTGAATATCCATTTATGTGTAAATTACAAATAATTATTTGGAGTCATTTATTATTTACCTACCTTTTTCATAGCCATTTTATGAGATTCTGTAAAGGTTTTACCACTTAACATAAGTCTTTTCATCATGCTTAAATGTTTTTTAGTATGATGCTTACTATGACGATTCATAGCATTTTCTTGTCTTGTTGTTAGTTTACTTTTTTTTGCCATTAGATTTCTTTTTTTTTCTTTTTAATGCTTTAAAATCTGCTCCTGTAATTTTATTTTTAGGAGCTGCTGCTTTTGCAATGCGTTTTTGTTTAGAACTTAACTTTGCCATAATTATTTCTTTTTGCGTTTTAAAGATTTAACTCTTCTAGGTTTTCCAGCTGGTTGCCCTAATCTTTTCTTTTGAGATATTCTACTACGTTTTTCAGATGCAGTCATTTCACTAGCTGTTTTAGGAGTTTTGCTGCTTACTCTTTTCTTAGGTCTACAATATGGTGTGCCACGCTTTTCTCCTTTCTTTCTGCCGCAAGGTTTACCAGTACGCACATCTATCCATTCTTCTTTAAACCATCGCTTTAATGCAGCTCCTTTTGCAGACTTTTTTACCGCCATTATTTTTTCTTTTTACGTCTAGTAGTTTTTTTCTTTTTAGTACTAGTACCCCAATTACTAGCTCCAACTTTTCTACATTTAGCTATAGCTCCACTTGCATAAGCAGAAGGAAATACCTTGTATCTAGCTTTTACTTTTTTATAACATGCGTCTTTTGGCATTTTTATTTTTTTTACGTTTAGCTCTTTTTTCTTTTCTCTCCTCTAGCTTTCTTTTTAAACGATCCAGTTTGTTTTCCATTTCGGATAAGCATTGCATTTGGGAGTCCACAGATTTTTGGCATTTTTTTTTACTACTTTAGAAGTGTCTATAATTAATGTATCTTTTGAATCTGTATACTCTATAACAACAGTATCTTTAAATTCACCTGATTCATACACATGATTGTCATCAGAGCTACAACTAATTATCGCTAACGTACTCAATAATATGCTTATATATTTCATCTGTTTTTGCTTGTATTGTTTTAACTCTTTCTTCTAATCTAATTACAGCTTCATTATTAGACTCTAACTCTTTTACTTTATCTTCTAAAGATTCAAGTCTATAATTAGTAGTATAATAAAACCCTACGAGTGTACATATAAAAACACCAAATGTGCTTACATATTTTAGATCTATTTTTACTTCTTTCATAGCAATCTAATTGTTCCAATAGTGGTTTCTATTTCTACAATAGCTTCTTCCATTATAAATCTACAATAGCAACTGTATAACCTTTTGCTTCTAAGTCAGCTTTTACTTTTTCATGTGCTAATTCAACAGTTTGAGATTCAGCAGGATCTGCCGCTAAATCTGCTTCTTTGTTATACAATGATTTTAATTCTTTAATTTTAACAACTCCTTCTTCAGATTGGAAAGCAGCTTTATTTTCATAAAAATACATTCCAATTTGAATATTAATACCATTAGGCGAAAATGCTGTTTCTAATCTTGCGTATACGCTAGGTAATACTACACTAGTACCTTTAATTGTTAAAGGTAATGTATCTGTTTTTGTTATTGTTAATGCCATTTTTGTTTTATTTATTTTCTAATTCTTTAACTTTTGCGCTTAATTCTTGCACCGCTTTAATTAGAGGCATTACTAGAGCCTCATATTGGATACCTTGTCTACCATCTGCTTTTTCTTTCCATCCGCTAAAGTCAACCCCTAGACTATCCATTGCAGCTTTTACCTCTTGAGCAATTAGTCCGTCATGCGCCGTAGTTGTGTCAAACTCGCCTTTTATTGGTGTTTCAGTTTCCTCGTCATAATCTGCACCGCCTTGCTTATATCTGTCCTCTCTAATTTCTGTTGGATAGTCTGCTGGGTGTATTTTAGTAAACGTTACGGGTCTTAAAGCATTAATAAAGTCTAAACCTATTGCAGTATCTGTTATATTGTCTTTCACCCTTTCATCAGATGCCACAGTCCACGAAACTTGTATATCAGCCGTAGTAATTGAACTATTACCCATTTGAATTGTATTAGTACCGCCAGCAGTGGCATTGTACCCTATGGCTATCTGATTATGATTTGTATTAACTCCATCTGTCAAATAGCCTAAAAAAGTATTATTAGAGCCACTACTCAAACCATCACCACTACTACGACCTATTGCAGTGTTTCCGCTACCCGTTGCCGTCTGCATGGCTGAATAACCTATTGTGACAGTATCATTGCCGCTTGCACTACCAGCCTCAAAAGCCTTGTATCCTATGGCTATATTTCGGCTTCCCGTTTTTGTTTCTCCAGCTTGAAATCCGAAATAACAGTTGTATTTCCCAGTCGCCACAGCCTTACCAGCATCCTCGCCAACAGCCGTATTATAATTACCGCCCGATGCTATGCTAGATAAAGCATTAGAACCAATTCCAACATTCCCCGGGCTTGGAGTAGTAGCATCACTTAAATCATTCAAAGCACTAGCACCACCGCCACCGCTAACGGCTGCCCATGCCGTAGAGCCGTCTGTTTGCGCTGTAAGTACATAATCATTTGCGGCAGTTACAGCAGTTGGCAAGGTATAAGCATTGTTAACAGTAACAGAGCCATTATCTAAAACTTTAAGTAAATCATCACCAGCACTATCCTCAACTAATAAAGCTGTATCTGTTCCCGTTCCTTGTCCTTTGACGTGTAAATTTGCTGTTGGCGCAGTCCATGTATTGCCAAGATTTACACCTAGTTTAGTTTCTCCAGCAGTTGCAAAATCTCCGTGTAGTAATATTTGACCATCTTGACCTAATATAAAACTGCTTGCTTGTGTTGAGACAACTTTATCACCTATTGCGATTTGATGGTCTGCGTTTGCTGCACCGTCCGAATCATAACCTATAATTACGTTTCTGTCTGCATTTTGTAAGGCATTGCCAGCCATTGAGCCGATACATACATTAAAATCCCCTAGAGTCACTGCACTAGCAGCATTGTGCCCCATTACAGTATTTCCATATCCAGTAGTCGCAGCATCTAGTGCGCCAAAACCTAATACAGTATTGCTGTGTGCGCCACTGCTTAAAAGTTTACCAGCGCCCCAACCTATAAGTATATTGTCGCTTTCTGTCGTTAAAGCATTACCAGCCCAGTATCCAATAGCTATATTATCATGTCCGCTAGTAATAGAATTTAATGCACCAGCGCCTATTCCTAAATTTCTTTCTCCGCTAAAAGTACCAGTAACTGCAGCGCCATTTGGTGATGTGCCATTTTTAAATAAAGACCATGCGTATCCGCTACCTAATACTGATACATCATCTAAACCGTTTAAATCAGATGCGCCACCTGACACTGCTGCCCATGCTGTAGAGCCATCAGTCTGTGCTGTAAGCACATAGTTATTTGCTCCTGTTACTGCTGTAGGTAAAGTGTATGCACTGTTAATAGTTACTGCTCCAGTAGAGAGATTAGCACTTAAAGGTAAAACTGCACCACTACCAATTCTTAATTCATTAGATACAGTAGCAGAACTGGCATCTACTGCATTACCTATTATTATATTGTTATCTCCTGTAGTAAGATTGTCTGCTGCACTTGTTCCAAGAACAATATTATCTTCTCCCTCAGTTATATTCTCAGCAGCTAAATTTCCAAGTATTACATTGTCAGCACCAATAGTTATGTCGTAAGCTGCTTTATATCCAATAGCTACGTTTTTAGATGCAGTTGTAGATTTGTAGGCTGCTTGATCACCAATATAAACATTACTTGCTCCTACCTGAGATGATCCATAAGCTACTTGATGTCCTATAAGAACACTATAATCATCTCTGTTAGCGTATCCTGCTTTATAGCCAATTGCAATAGTATATTGTGAATTGTAAAAAGTTGTCATAGCTTGATAGCCAATCGCAACATTATAATCTCCAATAGAACCTGCAGTTCTCAATGTTTCATATCCCAATGCTACGTTACCTGTACCACCCGTAGATCCTGCTAATGCTCTCCATCCTATAGCAGTATTAGACATAGTTCCTGTTGTACCTTGACTTAAAGCTTGATACCCGATAGCCACTTGATTATCTCCTGCTTCATTGTTTTCCATTGCAGAATGACCTATTGCTACATTGAATCTAGTATCAGTATCTGAATCATAACCTGCATTAACACCTACATAAGTATTGTAAGTAGGAGTGGAAGTATCCATATCATTACCAGCACCTTGTCCTAATGTTAAATCTTGAGCAGTTGATTGTGCATCTGATAAACCATCTAAATCTGTAGCACCTGCTGCGGCAGCTGCCCAAGTAGCATTACCTGAACCATCTTTAGTTAATACATGACCTGTAGTAGCTCCACTAACTGCTGTAAGAGCATCAATAGCCGCTTGTGCTGTTGTTTGACCTGTACCACCATCTCCAAGAGCAAGAGTACCAGTAATGCCACTAGCAGCTAAATCTACTGTTAACTCTGTAGAATCAATTACTAAACCACCATTAGCTTTTGCATCTATACTAAAAGCTGTACCTGTAAGATCTAAACCATCTCCAGCTGTATATGCTATTGCCGTACTAAGCTCTGCCCATTTACTAGCAGCTAAATCATCTGCAAATGTACCTCCTGTATGTTCTACTATACATGTATATATTTTATTGCTTTCTACAACATCATCACCAACATAATATGTTTTGCCAGTAGACCATGCTAATAAAGGGTTTGCTATTGTACCTGAACTATATATTGGCATTGTGTTATTATTTTAAAGTTGTTATTTGTAAATTACCAGAAGATGCTGCTGTTATAGCTGTTACCGATCCTTCAAATCTATATGGAAGTTCATATAAGTTTCCAGCTGCTATTTTAAGAGAAAAGCTTGAAGAACTAACTGTTCCACCGCCTAATTTTAAAAAAACATCTCCACCTAAATTATTAAATATAGTTGCTCCGACTCTGGTTCCAGCAGCAATAACTTCTGTACTAGATGATATATCGCTATGCGCTTTTACGCTGTGAGATACACTACTTGCTTTTCTTTGTGCTTCAAATAATCGGCTAGTTAAATCTTCAATTCTACTCATTTTATATTTTTTTCTAAATTAATTATAATTTTTCATACTTTATGTTTACATTCCGCTATAAAACAGAATATTTTTTCATATTCTGACTCTTCAAAATCCATCCACATACTTAAATTATATAATATTTTAAGCTTTTTAAGAACACGCATAGTGTTTTTATCATCTCTACCTATATGAGAATCATCAATATACTTTTTGTAAAATTCTGCCATGCAAGCATTAATTGAATTTTTTATAGTTGTTTCTGTCATTGCCATTAGCACCCACATTTATTTTTTAAAATCTTACATATTTCTTCTACATCTCTTAAAGAATCATCTATAAGAGTAGTTTCTCCATTATCATAGGAGCTTTTTATTGCCGCTAATTCTGTATCTAATTCATTAATTGCAGATAGCAATTCATAATCATGTTTACACTTAGCGGTAAAATCTATTTTACGATCATCTATACAATCTTCACATACACAAGTATATAAAAAGTCAACAGTATGATCATCTATTAAAGCAGCTAGTTTTGCTGTTCCACCAAATACAACAGAACTTGCAGAACTATCATATACTACAGATACACCTTGTAAATAATGTAAAGTATTTAAACCTATAGTAATACTTACTTTATTAGTCGCTCCACCAGTTCCTACTGGATCTGCATTGTATGCAGCATATTTTACACCATTTGCTAAATTAGCATTAGTAATACTACCATCATCTGCATATACTTCATACTTTAAACTATACCTACCATCTTCTATTCGTGTATAACTAGAGTGATCAGATATTTCATTAAACAATATATATGTTATTTTATCTACATAATTTGGAACAAAACCTGTATAAAAATCATATTCAGTAGATGTTTTGTGATCAGTAAGTATAAATCTAGTTACTTTAATATTAGCTCTCGCTGTATTTATAGTACCAGATGTTTTTAATCCAGATACAACCTCTCCATATCCATTATTAGATCCTGTATCTTCTGGCGTTGTATCCTGAAACTCTAAACGAACATTGTCGCAATCTTGGTTTATTTTAAAACTTACTACTACTCCCATAATTATATTTTAACAACATCTTGCCATAAAGGCATTAATTAGTTTTTCTAAATCTGATAATGAATCACAAGCACAATCTTCTTGTTCACGTTCTAATGAAACTAAAGCAGCAGATAATTCTGTTTCAAATATGCTTAATGCTTGCACAAAATCGCAAGACTTATCACATCTTACATGATGATCTTGCAAAATCATTTCTTTTATTTTGTCTGTAATAGAACAGTAATAACTAAACGTAGTTTTTGTTTCTGCTTCTAGTTTTGCTAATAATACATTAGCATTACTTCTTGTCCATGACGATACTGATGTAGCTCTAATAGTTTCATTCATAAAATAATTAACATTATTATAGGTAACATATTCTCCAGGATCCGCAGTATGTACTACATATAAATCACCTTCTGTTAAAGAACTAGATGGAGTTAGTCTACCATCAAAAACTCTATATCTAAAATCATAACACCCTGTTACAAAACTAGCTAATTGACCTTTAGTTACATAATCTGCTCCATCTGTAGACTCAATAATAGTTTTACTGCCTTGACTGTATGCTGATCCAGATGTTTTTACATTACTTACTGCATCATGTGTTTCTAATAATGTAGCTATTTGTGTTACAGTACTTAATCCGTTTGCTATTTTTACCGTTACTTCACTAGCTGTAGTGCTAGATATTGTACCAGCTGTTGTAGTGCTACCATTTTGAATAGTAATTTTTACATTACCTGTAACTCCATCTGTAAAATAAACTGTAAATAATTCCCCAGCAGTACCAGTAATTGTTACTGGCTTGGCTTCTCTTCGGTATGAAATAAACTCATGTGCTTTTATATACTTTTCTGTATCTTTTGCCGTAAATAAATAATCTGTAGAATATAAAAGTAAATCAGTATTATAGCCTAAAGTTTTGTAATATCTACCATCAGGAGCTTTTATTTCTATAGTTGTGCTGTCTACTCCAGAACGAGCTATATTGGGAGAACCATATCCCCCAGCATTTTTAGATGCATCATAATCTCCAGTAGTATCTTTAAAGACCATTACTGAATCTTTACATCTTTGTGAAACATTAAATTTAGGGGAAAGTGCCATATTATAAAATTATTATTTATTTATTTTTTATGCAATTTAATAAAGGTAACTTTTCCATAAACTGAAAAAGGTTTTTTATTCCTAATTGTCTTCTTTAAAGCCTTTTCAAAATATCTCAACGATAAATCTACTTTGGCTTTACTTATACCAGTTTTTTTAACAACTGTTTTTTTATGTTCTATAAAATCATTTATCATTTGTTAAATACTGATGCTGTTTGAGTAATAGGCATACGAGGTAAGCCTGATATCTGAGCTAATATTCTAGCCATACGCTCTGGTTGAGTCTTTTCATAATATGGTGAATCGTTAAATAAACCATATGTATCTCTTGCTAAACCACCAATAGGATGTATGTTTAACGCCCTATCAGCTCTACCATCATAAGCTGCTTCAAGTAAAGTAGCAAGTGCATTAGCACCTGGTACATTTCCTAAAGACTTTTGGAATGTATTTTTTACTGCCATTTTATATGTTCTAGAGTCATCAAAGTCAAATGCGCTAGACGCTAATAATGATGGTATACCTAACATTCCTAACATTAGCGGCTGCATAGCAAATGCTGCTCCTAATGCCTTTTTCATCCTGTTAGCAAATGCAGGATGGTCATTCATATAATAATCATATACAGATTCCAAAGCATAATTATAATTTTTATGTGGTTGTGCGCCAAACATAGACAATGCTCTAATCATAGGATTGTCACTCTTACGGAATGTACTAGTAAATAAGTAATCAAAAGTAGGCTGTGTTTTGTTTACTGTGTATTCAGTTTTACGTACAGCTTTGTCAATTAAATCTTGACCTTCAAACCCTTGATCTTTTAATTCTAGTTTTACCGTTTTATATATTTGACCAATAGTAGCGGCATCAACAATAGGTATCCACTCCATTGCTCTAGTCTTACGTAAGAATTTATTTGTTTCTACACGTTTGCCAAAAAAGTTTATACCATTATATAAGTCTTGTCCAGTAATAGGGTGCGTATTGTTGTCTACCGCAGTTCTTAATTCTCTAAATAACTTACCATCTAGTCTTATTTTAAAGTCAGGAGAATTAGCATATAACTCTTCCAAGAAAGGATCTAGATGTGTCAATTGCTTATTACCTCCTTCTTTAAACCAGTTAGCAAACCCCTTTCTAGAAGTATCTGCTATATCCATAAACTCCTTGACTCTAAAATATTTTTTATTAAGCTCTGGGTTAGTCATTAAATATGATGCAGCTTGTTTTAAAGAAACAAATGGATTATAACCTAATGCATACACAGGGAAATTATCCATAAACTTATCTACCATATTCTTTTCACGTATATCGTGTTTAGATCCAACATCACTTTGTTCAATCATTTCATCAAACTTGCCACTATAGTTTTTAACTATCTTATCTATAAATGGAGATATAGCTTGTGTTTGTTTTAATTGATTAACAAACTGTTTAAGGTTATGGTTTCCTATTTTATTACTAGCAAAATTACTTGTTGATACAGAATAGTCAGTAGCATTTTTCATTATGCCGCCAATATTAATATCAGCTTTAGCATCTTTATCTCTACTCTTTAAAAAGCTTTCTAAATATATTTTGTCTAAATCTCTTTCTGCTTGTCCTTTTTTTACATCTCTTATAAGAGTAATATAATCTTTAGCTTCTGTTAAGTCTACACCTTTAATCTTTTTATATACTGGATTAACAACATCATATATTTGACGACTAACATTTTCACTAGCTTTTACTAATGACATAATAGTAGGATCAGATTCTACTACATTTATAATGTCATCGTATTCTGACTTTGTAAGCTTAAATGAATCGTTAATTTTTCTATTACTTACATTTTCTTTTCCAAATAAATTAAATGCTATGCCAGTATTAGCGTTTACTTTACGGTCTATAGCTTCCATATAAGCCTGTGAGCCTTGATTCTCAAGCGTTTTGAATGTTCTATACAGTTGAGCTAATTCAGAGTCTGTAATAAGTATTTTTCTAGCATTATCTACTTTTATGCTTTTACCGCTAACTTCACCTTGTTTGGTGGCTCTACCATTTAATATTCTTAAGTTGTTATCAGTATATTCAATGCCAGCAAACTCTGCATTGCCATTATAAGAATTGTCTACTGCTTCTCTAAATCCATCTTTAGTAAATACCTGTATTTGTGAACCTTTACGTTTACCTTCATAAAACTCTCCTATAACAGCATTATATATATAACTGTTTTCACTTCCACTTATGTATTTAAATAGATTTAAAGGATGTTGAGTATTTGCCGCAAATTTGCTTAAAAATACTTTGTCCATTAAAGATTTTACACCTGGAGCAAGATTATCATATTTAGAAATATTATATCTAAGCTCTGCATCCATTTTTCCTTTTAAGTTTAATACACCATCTACATCAGACATTACATATTTGTCTTTTAACATATCTGTGTATTTCTTAGATATATATTGTTTTTCTAAAAGTTTTACTGCTTTAGGATCAGAGGCTAAACCAGCTTTAAATAATGATATATCCCTTATTTGTTTATCTGTATAGCCTAATGCATTTTTAGCATATTCTTCATTAAAAGGAATATTCTTTTTAGCTATAGTTAGTGGCTTTTGTTTTTGTATTAATGATTCATCTAAAGGATCAAACTCTGACGCATTAGCAAAACCAAAAGGTCTAGTTTTAAAGTTATCATTTTCAAAAGCAGTAGCTTGTCTTTTCATTTCAGTAGTATGAATAGATCGTAACTCTTCTGGACTTTTTCCTGACTTAAATGCGTCATACAATTTATCGTATTCTGATTTCATTTTATCAGATCCAAATAAGTCTTTAACTTTATTCCAGAATGTAGATGCCCATTTAAACCATTTATTTTTTAAAGATTTATCAGCAGTAGTTTCGCCTCTTTTTATTTTTGAAACTTCACTAGCAAAATCTAAACCTATTTTATTAGCTAGTTCTTCCCATGTTTCGTTATTAGATAAACCTTTTTTTCTTTTTATCTCTCTAAATGCATTTTTAATCAATGCATCTTCAGCAAACATTTGCACATAATGATGACTATATTCATGTGGTATAGTATCTAATGTAGCATCTGACATAGAATATTCAATAGCAGCAGTAATAGCTTTTACATTATCTCTCATTACTACTGAACCATCTTCTGTAAATAATCTTTCTCCTACTTCTACCGAACCTTGTCCTATTTCTACAGTCTTTTCAGCACCTTCACTACCAATAATATTTTTTACTTCTCCTGATTGTAATTTAGCTTGATAAAATGCTCTTCCTCTTTGTAGCTCTCCTGTTTCTGTATCTACTATTGCTTTATCCTTTTTAAGTATTCTTATTTCAGGATATAACTGTTCTAGTGTTTTTGTTATTTTATCAAATGCCGCAGGGTTTTCAGTTAAATGTCTACCAAACCCTTCACCATAACCTTGATATCTAGGTTTTAAATTACTTGGGTTATATTTTTTATTTAATTTTTTTCTGCTAATATTTTCTAAAGTATGTGATCTAATAATATTGTCATGCAGTCTTAAATAGTCTTCTACACTAGCAGGTGGCTTAGACGTATACTTTATACGTTTTTGTATTTGTTCACCTTCAAACGGAATACTAAAGTCTTTAGCAAAATCTTTAAATCTTTTACCATTAATTAATATAAAGTTTTTATCGTAAAGATCACTTTGATTATGTACTTCTTCTAAGAATCTATCTAAATCTTGACGAGATATAGCTTTAGTTTTTTGTCTAGGCTGAATTTCTATATTTCTAAACAATGGTATTAAACCTTTACCAGTAGCATTGTATTCAGCATATGCATTAATTAACTTTTCTAAATACTTTTCTCTTCTTAAATTTTTATCTGCTGGTCTAGAACTTGCTTCAGGGAAAATTGCTTTATCCCCATACTTATCATACTTAAATAAGTTTTGTATAATCTCTGTAACATTACCAGGTTTTAAAGATTCTTTTTGAGCTTTATATGCTTCAGATTGTATTACTTGTTGAGAATATCCTTTTTTGTCAATTTGAGCATCAATAAAGTCTTTGTTTTCAAAAACTTTACCATCAATAACATTCATTTGTTCTCCTTCTATAAATTGACTTCTAAAAGGATTTAAATCACCATCATAAT